TACCTTCTCGTCGAAGATAACTACTCGAGTGGAGTCAGAGCAAATCATGCGCCCTGTTGGTAGTTGTTCGTAGTCGTTGATGGTTGCTGTGTAGAAACCATTGCGGTCAACAACATTCTTGATAACGCTGTTCTTGAATGTGACTGTGTTCATTTTGTTTCCTTTTCTGTTGGTAGTGTTGTTGTGCAGACCTGCTCCTGCACTTGTTCAGAGCAGGTCTGCTTGGTTTGTTAGTTACAACTTGGACATACAGCGTGCTTGTTGCATACCATTCGACAGTCTTGACAGACCATCTCATGTGGACCTAAGTCCACGACCAGTTCAAAGAACCTATCGGATAGGTTGGTGATAGGTTCAACGAACTCCTCGCGCTCAGCCTTTGGGTCATACCATGTGCCCAAAGTGGTGGGCGCTATCCACTCATGACCACTTGGCTCAGTGATGCTGTGCCATTGGTTAGGGTAGATAAGGTTGCCTTCATCTACCATGTCATGGGCGAAGTCAGTCGCCCGTGAGTCGCGTAGGTCTTGGCAGTCCACGCATAGTTCCATCTGAATCATGCACTGGTAGCATGGGTTGGAGACAGTCAGTTCATCAGACATTGGTCTTTCCTTTCTTTTGGGTTGGTGCTAGCCACCAATCTTTCGGGCTATTCGTAAATCGCCTTGTCACTCTACACCTGTCTGCCGAATAGGCAGACGCTCAAGGTGGACAATTGGCAGGCTTGCCAATTTGACAAGTGCGATTACGATATGCCCGCGCCGTAGGCGCAACGGCCCAGAAAGTTCCGCGATTAGGCAAGGGCGCAATCAAGCATGGCAAACAGTGCTAGCCCCTAAAGGCTAGCCTGTGCAGACAGGCTATTGCGTTGGACGAACAGCATGCACAGCGTGGCTTTAGACACGCTAGCATTGGCTGGCGTACCGACTGGTGAGGGGTTGACCATTGCCAAGGCTATAGAATTTCATTTATTAGCCAGCACTCCACAGTTATATTATAAACAGAACTGGGGGCGAGACATGGTCGAGCGGATAGACTACAGTCCAGCATCGCTCTGTACAGTATAGACACCTGTTCTGTCAGTACTGGGGGCAGATATTTCTGACCCTAGACTGTTTAAATCTCTAGTAAATTATATATAGTATCTCTACAAAAGATTTTCCCGTACAATCCCTATGCCCTGTTTAGGCTGTTATTTAATAGTTTTAATTAAATAAAAAGATTTTTGCCTTTGCACCGTTCGGAATGGCTGTTTGAACGGGTTAATACTATATAGAGACTATTTTTTTTACTACCTAAGCAAGTTCTTCAGGAACTTGCGTTACAGACTGTATCTACTATCCGTTACTAACTGGTCTGTACTATATGCAGATGGGACAGTTACGTGACTTTTCAGAAGACTAATAACCCTCGTACCGCTATGGCGGCAGAGGCTAAAGCCAAAGTTTTGGCGCTGGTTTCTGAAGGTATGTCTGTGCATAGGGCTATGGAACAAAATGGCAAAAAGCCAGACACTGTTCGCATTTGGTGTTTAAGAGACCCTGCCTTTGCTACCGCCCTTGTCGAGGCAAAGGAAAACGCTAAAGAGCGTTCATTGAAAGCCATGGGCGTAGCCCGTGAAGATATCACCTTCCCTCAGTTCTCTGAGATGTTTTTGGACCAGCGGGTTTTTCCACATCATATGGATTGGATTGACCTATTAGAGGGACGCGAGCCTTCGTGGTTACACCCCAATATGATTTACGAGCCAGGCAATCGGAACCGCCTACTTCTAAACGTTCCCCCTGAGCACGCCAAATCAACCGTCATTACGGTTAACTACGCAACTTATCGCATCGCTCTCAATCCGAACGTCCGCATTATTGTGGTCTCGAAGACCCTTGTTAAAGCACGCGAGTTCGTGTACGCAATCAAGCAGAGATTATCCCACCCGCGCTGGCTAAAGTTACAAACAACTTTTGGACCAGAAGGGGGCTGGAAAGAGGACTCAGATACTTGGCGAGTTGACACGGTCTACCTTGGGAGTGATGCGAGAAACTCAAGTGAAAAAGACCCAACGATTCAGGCACTGGGTATGGGTGGTCAGATTTACGGCGCACGTGCTGACCTGATTATCCTAGATGACTGTATAACTACCTCTAACGCTCACGAGCATGAAAAGCAGATTAACTGGCTGCAAAAGGAAGTTATTACCCGTCTGGGCAAAAACGGTAAGTTGCTGGTGGTAGGTACCCGTATCGCCCCATCTGATTTTTATAAAGAACTCCGCGACCCTAAGCATTGGTCTGGTGGCAAGTCACCCTTCACATACATGGGTATGCCAGCGGTTCTTGACTATAGCGATAAGCCAGAAGACTGGACAACCCTCTGGCCTGCAAGCGATACACCCTGGGACGGGGATGAAGATACCCCACCTAATGAAGAAGGGTTATACCCTAAGTGGGATGGCGAAACGCTTTTTAAGCGTAGAAGCGAAGTAACCCCAGCAACATGGGCGCTTGTTTATCAACAAGAAGATGTAACTGAAGACTCTATCTTTCCACCTGAACTGGTGCAAGGTTCTATTAACGGCATGCGTAAGCGTGGTCCATTAAAGCCAGGTGCTACAGGACATCCACCTCAGGTTGAGGGTTACACTATTGTGGGCTTTGACCCCGCTATGGCGGGTAACGCTGCATTTGTGGCTATCACCTATAACAGGACCGATGGAAAGATTTATGTTCTGGAATGTTTGAATATGCCAGACCCTACGCCACAAAAGATTAGGCAAGCCATTGAAGATTTTACGCTTCGGTACAGACCGCAAGAGTTCCGCGTTGAAATCAACGCCCACCAAAAAGCCTACTCCCTTGATGAAGAACTACGAACATGGCTCTCTTCACACGGCGTACGGCTTAATTCTCACTTTACAGGCAAAAACAAATGGGACACAAACTTCGGTGTGGCATCAATGTCGACACTCTTTGGCACTACTCGCGAAGGTAAGTTCCAAAAGAACAACATTATAGAATTACCTAGTACTGAAAACTCAGAAGGTATGAAGGCGTTAGTGCAACAGTTAATTACCTGGAAGCCTGACACCAGAGGTAAGACAGATACTGTTATGGCTTTGTGGTTTGCGGTTATCCGTGCCCGTGAGTTTATGCAGCAAAATAGCAATATCGCTAGGTACGCCAACAATCGTTGGGCTACTAGAGCGCAGCAACACAAACGTACCTCAATTAACTTAGATGATGCCGCATCTGAAATGTGGAATCACCAATACGGATAAGGAATAACTATGCCACTACCACTAGTAGGGTTAGCAGCAGGAGTAGCAGCCCGTGCTGTTGCAAAGAAAGTTGCAACTAGCGCTGTTAAAAAAACAGCAACTAAAGTTGCTAAAGACGCAGCAGCAAAAAAAGCCACACGAATTAACGCTGCTGCAGCAAAGGGTAGAACCATAGGTTCACCAGTTGCATGGAGAAATCCAAAAGGAAAACTTAAAGTTACAGAATATATGACTGGCAAACCAGTTAAAGGCAGTATGAGAAATATTAAAGATACTGCTCAATTAGTTGAACACAACGCTGGGGCTTCTAAAAAAATTACATCTCTTAAATATCCTCCTAAAGATTTAAGAAGTATAAACAGTAGAACTAAAAAATTAACTACTCCAAAAGTTCCAGTAAAACCAAAAGCCAATCGTACTCGTTCTGGCAATAAAGCAAAATAATTTTTGAATCTACGTTAGGACAATAATGCTTTCAATAGAACAGATTTCAGCACGCGTTGCATCCCTTAAAGACCGTGCTGCAGAGCGTGATGCACGCCAGCAAGATGTTCTTGCCGTCCGTAAAGGACAGATAGCAAGTGTTTACCCAGACTTTTTTCCGCAGGGTGTTGACGCTAACGTAGTTGCTAACTTTATTGACATTGTAGCCCGTGACCTTTCTGAGGTAATGGCTCCATTGCCATCTGTTAACTGTTCTGCTGCTAATCAAGCAAACGACCGTGCTCGCAAGTTTGCGGACACACGTACTCGTATTGCTAACAATTATTTTTCTAACTCAGATTTACAAGTACAGATGTACACAGGCGCAGACATGTACATCACATTTGGTTTCGTCCCTTTCATAATTGAATTAGACGAAGAAGCAGGGCTGCCGCGTATCCGCGTAGAAAATCCAGTGGGGGCTTACCCAGAATTTGACCGCTACGGACGCTGTATTGCCTTTGCTAAGCGTTATTACTTAAGCATTGGAGAACTCGCTTCAGAGTTCCCTGAGTATGCAAGAGAACTTCTTGGTCCAGAAATGTACAAGGGAGACCTTAACGCTCAACTAGAGATAATTCGTTACTACGATGCACAACAATCTCTGTTGTTTGTTCCAGATAGAAACAATTTAGTTTTATCTAAGGCGGCTAATCCGCTTGGTAAGATGATGGTTGTTGTTGCCAAGCGTCCATCAGTTGATGGTGAGATGCGTGGACAGTTTGATGATGTATTGGGTATTCAGTTGCTTCGTAACAGGTTCGCATTACTTGCGATGGAAGCAGCAGAGAAGTCAGTACAGGCTCCAATTGTTCTACCAACAGATGTAACAGAACTTGAACTGGGTGGCGATGCAATTATTCGCACAGCAAACCCAGCAGGTGTAAGACGCGTAGACCTTAACATTCCACCTGGTGCATTTACTGAGCAGGCTTTGTTACAGCAGGAACTACGAACAGGAACACGTTACCCAGAGGGACGTACTGGAAACATTGATGCTTCCATTATTACTGGTCAAGGTGTTCAAGCACTTATGGGTGGCTTTGATACGCAGGTTAAATCTGCTCAGGCTATCTTTGCTTCTGCATTACGAGATGTTATCTCTGTATGTTTTGAGGTAGATGAGAAGTTTTTTGATTTTGAAAAGACAATCCGTGGCGTAGATGCAGGCTCTCCTTATAGCCTTACCTACAAGCCAGGCAAAGATATTAAGAGTGACTTTACTGCCGATGTTAGATACGGCATGCTTGCTGGGCTTAACCCAGCACAGGGACTTATCTTTATGTTACAAGCATTAGGTGGTGGATTAATTTCTACAGACCTAGCAATGCGTGAACTACCATTTGGTATTAACGTAACGCAAGAACAAGAAAAGATTGAAATTGAGAATATGCGTAAAGCACTGGTTAGTTCTTTACAAGCATACACACAAGCCATTCCACAAATGGCTGTGCAAGGTGGGGACCCGTCAGCCATTGTCAAGAAGATTGCTGGAGTCATTAAGGCTCGTCAACGTGGTATACCAGTAGAGGATGCCGTTGAAGAAGTCTTCGCGCCAGAATTACCTCCTGCTGGTGCACAGGTTGAGCAACCGTCCCCTGCTCCCGCAGCGCCAGCAGGAGGCGCTTCTTTAGAACCACAGCAACCACCACAACTGCAAAGTCTTTTAGCAAGTTTAACATCAGGCGGAGAAGCCTCAGCATCAGCAAGGACAGTTACGCGACGTTAACTTAAGGAGGGGACAATGACAACGCTTGTAGCAATTCAGGGAAATGGTTGGGCAGCCGTTGGCTGTGATTCTCGTTCATCTGGTGATGATGGTCGCTTTATGGAACTGGCAACACATAAGATTATTGAAAACAATGGAATCTTAATTGCAGGTTCTGGTGCTAGTCGTGGCTCTAACATTTTGCAGTTTGGGTGGAAAGCACCTAAGCCACGCGTTACTGATGACTTAGATGTGTTTATGACACAGACTTTTATACCAGCAATGCGTAAATTATTTATTGATTCTGGTTATGACATGAAAGAAGACGGGGATGCCGCAGCACATGATTCGCAATTTCTTATCGTCGTTCGCGGAGTTATTTATCCTGTCTTTGAAGATTATTCTTGGGACCGCGATGTTCGTGGTATCTATTGTTCTGGCAGTGGTGCTGACATTGCTCTCGGTGCCATTGAGGCTTTTGCTAATTCTAGAAAACAAACTACGCCGAAGGTGGCAGAAATAGATATTAGAATGGCAATTAAGATTGCATCTCGTTGGGATATACATACTGGCGAGCCAGTTGTAGTAAAGATACAGAACGCAAAATGAGCAAAGAATTTAGAGACAAAGTAGAAGAAGCCTTAAAGATTCTTCTCGAAGAAGATACGAAGGGGACTGAGTTTATCTGCACTAACTGGTTAATGATAACCGAGTGGGCAGACTACGAAGGGACCCGATATTTACACACAGAAGTTAGCGAAGCCATGACACCATGGAACGCATACGGGATGATGAAGATGGCACAAGAGTACAACAGCGAAGTACTTGGTACTAAGCACGAACCTATTGAGCAAGAGGAGGATGAAGAATGACAACTGCCCCAGAAAATCGTGGTGGGATGCGTCCAACAGCCCCTCAGAATAATCCAGCAAATGTTTCAGCAACTGGTGGTGCAGGCCAATCGGGCCGTGCCACACAACCTGCTAGATATATTGCTGGCTTGCCATATGGAGAAGGTCAAGCAACTATGGCGCAACAAACAGGTGCGCCTATGCAAGGCAGTTCAATGCCACAGATGCCTCAAATGGAAATGCCAACACCATTAAATGCACCTTCTCAACGCCCTAATGAGCCAGTTACATCTGGTATTGACATGGGTCCTGGTCCTGGTTCAGAAGCAATGCGTGGTCTGCCTAATCAAACACCAACACTTCTTGACACATTAAAGTATTTAGCACAGTTTGATTCATCAGGAGATGCAGAGTTAATCTACAGAACAATTCTTGATAGAGACTTTTAATGGCCCAGTATATCAAACCGATTGTTGCTGAGGTATCACCTAATATTTATGCTGCTGCAAAAAATGCAAACCTAACTGGCGTAGAAAAAAACCAAATAGAGCAGATGAGTTACACGATTAAAAAGCATCGTGAACTAGTTAAACTTGGTACAGAAATGGCTCGTAAAGAATATAACCGTTTAGAGCCTCAATTTCAAGACCAACTAAAGTTTATGTTTAAAGATGCTGACTACATGCAGGATGCACCTGATGTGTCAGACCGTTTATTTGGTGTTGCTAAAACTATTGGAACAATAGTTGCATCACCATTAATTGGTTTATTTAAACTAGGTGGGCAGTATAACCGCTTAATTAATCAGCCTTATAAGATTGCACGACAGGTAGCACAAGGCGAAGATTTGTTTTCTATGAAAACATGGACAGATGCATGGGACGGAAAGAATCAATATGATGACAAGGCTTTGGCGGAAGCGACCAGTTACTTTGGTGAGTTTGATGTTATGGTTGCTAAAGGATTACTTGCGGGTAAAACTCCTGGCGAGATTGTTCAAGACTTTGGTAAAGTAGACGCTAACCTTCTTAACTCAATTAAAAAAGCCTATGATGAACCAGAGGCTTTTAAGGAAGTACTAGATGGTGTAAAGTATGCACAGATTTCTCCAGGACGAGACATTGCCCGTATGCTTGACCGCAAGCCACCATCAAGTGGTGTAAGTGGTAAAACAAAAAATGTATCTGGTGTTATAGATTTTATTTATCAATTTGCTGTAGACCCTCTTACTTGGATAACAGGTGGACTAAGCAAGGGTGTAACTAAGGGTGAGCGTATTGCTAACTCGCTTACTGAAGCAATTAACAATGGTGTTTCAGTAGAAAAGGCTGTTGGAGATACATTTAAAAATCCGTTAGTTTATTCATTTTGGCAAGATGGATTAGGTCCTGCACTTAAGAAGGTAAAAGACTCAAGTGGAACTCCAGGTGCAAAGTCAATTGCACTTGATGACATTGCAAAAAACTTTCCTGGTTATAATGACCAGAACGCAATTAAGGCACTTGTAGATGGAAAAGTATTTGATGCTGCATCAGCGCAAGCATACTTTGAAAACGCTGGCAATCTAAATCTATTGCTAGCAGGACGAGTTGATGGTTTAACCTACATGCGCAATGGCGTAGTAGTAGCCCGTCAAAATCGTTTATTCTCAGATGCAATAACACGTTCACTTGACAACGTTTTTAATAACATGTCTCGTAATGCTGCTGAAAGAGATGCTGCTCTTGAACCAATTAGTGCTGCATTTCTTAATGCAGAAGATTCACTACAGCGTTTAGTTAACCCTAACTCTGATATGTCTGTAGTATTAAAGGCTAATGAAGAGATTAAGGGTTGGAAAAAAATTGGCCGTTTAGCGGCGCGTTCGCCACAAGGACTAGAAGTACGAGTTGGCGTTAATGCTATTGATACTGCTTTTAATTTCACAGCCCGTGCTCGTCAAATTTTGCCAAAAGATATGGCTCAAGCGTTAACTGTTCGCTTTTTAGAATCAACTGCTGATGAGCAAGTAGTTATTTTGCGTAACTTAGATGCTGCAACTATGTACTCAATGGGACTAGGTGGCAGTGTTAAGGGTGAAGATTTAATTCTTAAGACACTACAGGACAAGTATGGTGATAAAGCAGGTTTTGCTACTAAGCGAGACCTAGCAATTAACCCAGACCATGTTAAGTTTGCACCAGCAAATACTGTTCGTGAATCTGAATCAGGATTTTTTGTTAATACTGAAGGTCCATTGCAGCCTTATCAGACCACATGGGCTATTGGCCCCCTACCTTATGACACAATCGGGTCAACTGTGTGGGAAATTAAGTCTAAGAAAAACATTATTACTGCAATTGGTGGAGCAACACAAGGTAATTTTTCAAAAAGACTAGTTGATGCATGGTCTATTTTAACCTTGTTCCCACGCTTAGGTGTTCGTTCTGCTATTGATGAAGCAACTATGTATTTATTGTCTGCACCTACTAAAGATATGCGCAAATTTGCATCGCTAGAAGGATTAAGACTAGGAAATATGTCCCGCGCTGCTACGGGTTCTAAATCTGCTAGTGGTCCTATTCGTCGTAGTATTCAGAAAACATTAAAGTTTGCGCCACGCGCAGATTTACCTATGCGTATGGGTAAACAACCACGCTACTCACACGAAGAAGCACTGTCAATTTTAGATAGACAAACAATTTTACAAAACAAAGCAGATGAATTAGAAGTTGATGTTGTTCTTTTAACAAGTTTAGAAAAACGTCAAGCAATATCTGATGCTGTTTCACAAATGTATGGTCGTTATGTTGACCCTGAAACTGCTGGTTATTTAATGCAAGCCTTTGTGCATTCACCTGATGCGCTTAACTCAATGGCTGCTTCTCTTGTTGCTAGCAGTGGTATCTCTGGTCGCTATGGCGAGGAGATTGTTGCATCAGTTATTACACCATCTATGCTTGATATGGCTTTTGATGCATTAGGTATTAAGATGGGTAAAGGAACCCGTACTATTGATACGGCTATGCTAACAGAACGCGAAGTTGCATTAGCGCACTTTGAAAAATGGTTTAAGATGATGGCTGGTAACAAGGCCAAACTAACCGATGAAGTTACACTTAACCCAGCAGAAATATTTTTTAGATACAATGCATTAAAGCCAGGCGAAGTAGACCCACGCACTGGTAAAGAAATGATGGAACTAGCACTTGATGCTGGTATGGAAAAAATTGGTTTTAAATTTGAACCGTTAACTAATACTTGGCAGATTCAAGACAATCTATCTGTTGGTGCATTTTTAGAACGCACAGCCTACACAGTTCAAGCCCGTGGTCGTGGACTAGATGATGAGCAAATTGCCCGTGGTCAGTTATTCCGTATGTTTACTGATATGTATGAAACATTCCATGGTGATGCTAACAAGTTTAATCAGGGATTATTAGATGTAGTTAAGAATAGTTACGGGCAACTAGTTAAGATGAGTGCAGAATCTGGTCGCACTCCTACTTGGAACGCAGCGGTTGCACGTATTCCTCTAGATGAGTTCCAAGATGCGAGCCAAGGATTCCGTATTAGCGGACCTATTAATACTGAAATAGCCTTTGGCGACTTTGATGTAGAATCTGTATTTAGACGCTACGGAAACACCATGATGGACTGGATGGACCAACAAGTAACTGGTTTATTCCGTCAACCAGCAGTTATGGTTACATATGCACAGTTGCGCAGGAAATATGCTGGTATTGAAAGAGAGTTTGTTCGTCAACAAGTAGCAAATGAAATGGGTCCTTTTGCTGGTGCTACTCAAAAGCAGATTGATGCAGTAACTGAGAAGTATAAGGCTATAGCAGAAAAGCGTTTTACTGAATTAGCAGTGCGTGAAGCAGCAGATACTATTCTAAAGTTTGCCGATAACCCAAAGATACGTTCTAACTTTTCATTTAGCATTCGTACCGTTGGTCGTTACTATAGAGCAACTGAGGATTTTTATCGCCGTATCTATCGTTTAAAGGATGTAGCACCACGTACCTTGTATCGTTTGCGTTTAGTTAACGTAGGACTTGAATCAAGTGGCGCTATCTTTAACGATGCCGAAGGTGAGCCGTATGTAGTAATGCCTATGGATAACATTATCTATAAGGCTACAGATGGTGCGTTTCGTGCACTAACAGGTAATACTGGATACAGTCAGCCGTTGTTTAATGAGTTTACATTTAAACTAAGAATGGTTAACCCATCATTTTCACAGGATGCTGGTCTTCCTACCTTGTCTGGTCCTATTGCAGGACTAGGAGTTATTGCTGTAAAGAATATCCTTGGTGTAGTTCCAGGAAAGATTCCATTTGTTGGCGGTGCAATACAGCCATACTCACAGCAACTAGGTGAAAGCATTGATACTTTTGCATTAGGTAACATTGGTGACAATGTTGATATATTCCGCGCTGTTGTTCCTTCGTCTTTACAGCGTGTCTGGGGTATGTTGGGATTTGATGAAAAGTCTAGACAAGAAGTAACCGCTGCACAGCAGGCTATTGCCTACAATGCAGCCAACGGAATAGGTATTACAGCAAATGCTACAGATGAAGAGAAGTCTGAATATCTAAAGAACATTCGTATCTCAGCACATAATGTATTGTTTATGCGCCACTTCCTAGGTTTGTTATCACCAGTTGCACCTATAACTATGGAGTCTGTAGGAATCCCTGACTATATTAAAGACACTGGTATTACTACTTTGCGCTCAGAGTTCTTTGATATTCTTAATGGCATAACTGCTGTTAATAATGGAGACATTTCAGACCCATACGAGGTAGCACTTGCTACATACATTGGTAAGAATCCAGGCAAACTTATCTATACAGTTGCCCGTGAGGATAAGCAGACTAGCGTTCTTATTAAGAACACAGATAAGTTGAAGAACTGGGGCATTAAAAACGCTGACTTAATTAAGACCTATGGTGAGGTCGCCTACATTTTTGCACCACAGATTGGTGACTTTAATGCTGGTACTTATAACTGGATTAAAGCAGCAGGCCTTATTGAAAGCAAAAGCCTTGAAGATTATTACACAGATATACAGGTAGCAGAGGATAAGCAAAAGTATTATGACATTGCTCGTCAGCAAAAAGATATTCTTAGCAATCTGTCAGACCCAGAACTACGAGCCAATGTTATTAAAGCAGCAGAGCAGCAACGTGCTGCATTAAAGGCTAACAACCCATTGCTTAACTCAGAACTTATTGGTTCTGGTAATGAAATTGGTAATGAATCTGTAATGCTTAATAGTCTTGAGCAATTAATTTCAAACCCTAATACTGATGTTAGACCAGCCACACGCCAGAAGTTAATGATGGCAATTAAGATGGTACGAGAGTTTGTTGCTTTCTCTACTGACCCAGAGTTAAAGAATGTTGAAAACATTGCACAACTTAAGCGAGAAAGAAAAGAACAAATAGAGGCTAATCTAAATGAATTAATGGTAGGCGACCTATATGTAACAGAAGCCAACCGTGCAATCTTTAAATCAATACTTGGATTTTATTCACGCGAATCATACTATGTATATAAGGAGTTAAAGTAATGGCTGACATTAAAGGTTTAGAAAAAGCCTTCTTTGATGCTTCAGAAGAAGCACGCCGTACATTTGACATTCTTAATGGAACTGGCGGTCGAGGTGGGCTAGAGCAAAAGTATTTAATTGCCTTGGAAGATAAAGAAAAGAACGATGCAAAACCAGGCAGTATACGTAACTTTAGCATGAAAGATTTTAATGCTATCAAGAAACAATATGATGATGCTTCTCTTGCATATAAGCGAGCACAAGATGCAAAGAACGCTGCACGTTTAGAACTTAACCGCGCTCAAGGTACAAGTGAAAAACAAAAGGGTGCGCAAGGCGCACTTGATGTCTACGAGAAATCACTTAATGACCTTAAAAAAGCAGAAGCACTTATTCCTTCACGTGGTATGGCTCAGTATGAAGCAGCGGTACAGGCTGCATATGATGCTCAGACTGCTGCTAAAAATGCAGGTGCAAAAGTTAAACCATTACCGCCTGCACCCAAGGGAATAATTCGACCTGAAAATAAGACTGTAGAAACACCAGAACCTCTTGAAGATGGCGGTGCTGTAGATGTAGTAGAAGACAGGCTTAAGGGTTATGCAATTGAATCTTCTGGTAAAGTTATTCTTAATGGAGACCGTATCTATTTTGTTGATACAAAAAACGCTGATGGCTCAACAACTATTAACCAGTATAAAAGTATTATCTCAGCACGTGATGCTTTCCTAAAGAACTATTCTGGCCCTGGACAATTAGAAAGTTTAAAGCAACAGTTAGTTCCTAAATGGATTACAAAAGAACAACTAGAACAAAACGACTGGTTGTCTGGTCTTGATAATGCAATTGCTCAGTATACATTTGATGCTGCAACTAAAATTCAAATTGAAGGCGTTAGCGAAGTTCCATTTGAATCATGGTTTAAATCTGCAAAGGGTAGTGCTCGAACAGGAGAACTAACAAGCAAGGCTGGAACCTTTAAAGATACAGACATAATTCTTACTACTGCTGGCGATGCTTATAATGAAATTAATGATTATATGATTGATGCTGTAGGTAGAGAAGCAACGCAAGAAGAAAAAGAAGAATATTATAAAGACATTAATGCAAAGGAAAAGAAGTCTGCGGTTGAGACAGTTTCAACCCGTGATGCAACTGGAAAGATAACTACTTCTACCAGAAAAGGCGCAGCCTTTACTAGAGAAGAAAGACTTAATTCTCAAAACGCTATTGTTATTAAAGCCCTTAAGGGTACAGATGCTGGAGAAATCCTTGCCTCTGCCAAGGGTAGTCAGGTTGCTGTACAGATTGCGGCTTTACAAAAGGCTGGAGCAGAGTATGGACAACCACTAACAGCAGGCGAAGCACTTAAATATGTTATTGCTGGTGGTACAGAAAGAGATGCTATTGCTAAACAAACAGAACGTATGCGTCTTAATGCACTAACTATGTATGGCAATCTTAAAGACCACATTACTAATGGTGGAAATGTTAAAGACATTGCTGACCAGTATGCATTGATTAAGTCAAAAAAACTAGGTATCCCAATTACCGATGCTTTCAATGACAAAGATGTACAGATGGCACTTACTAGAGATGGCGGACTAATGAGTACTGCAGAGTTTTCAAGACAGATGCAAGCAAACCCACTATGGCGGCAAACAGCAGAAGCACGTGATACTGCTGCTGATTTTGCTAACACCATACTTAAGTCGTTTGGATTCATGGGCTAATGGCGAGAACAACAGCGAAACAAGCAGCAGCAAATAGAGCAGCAGCAGCAAAGGCAAAAATTGCAGCAGATGCAGCAGCAGCAAAGAAAGCAGCGGCGGCAAAAGCCGATGCCGCAGCCTTAGCAAAAGCAGCAGCAAATAGAGCAACCATGGCGAAGGCGGCAGCCGCAGAGGCTGCAAAAGCAAAGAAAAAAGAAGATGCTTATATTGCTAATTTTTCTAAAGTAACTTCACCAACAAGTGCTGGTTTATACACTTATGGTGAGCGGATTGATATGTCTGGTGGCACAGCGCCTTATAACTCAGATATCGCTGCTACAGACATGACAGGAACTAGAATACCACCTAAAAAAGTTGTTACTTCAGATGCTAAACCTGATGATGGTCCTGATAATAAACCCAAAGAAATTAGTGATGCTACTCGTGATGCGTTTGCAATGCTTACAGATTTGTTTAGGTCTTATGGACTTGAAGAACTTGCTGGTGAAATTGCAGACTATATGGGAAAAGGTTTTACATCAGGCGAAGCATTAATTAAGTTAAAGACTAACCCTAATGGTGCATATGCAACTCGCTTTGCAGGTAACTTTGAACGTGTTAAGAAGGGCTTGAATGTCCTATCTGAGGCTGAATATATATCAGACGAAAAAGCATATTCTCAAACACTTAAAGCCTATGGTTTAGGTAACATGTTAAGTAACAATAGTAAAGATAACTATAAAAAGTTTGCTGAGTTTATTGCTGCAGATATTTCTCCCGTTGAGTTTAAAGACCGCATTGACCTAGCAGTAACTAGAGTTAAAAACGCTGACCCATTTACTCGCAATACTCTTAAATCTTTTTACAACATTAACGATACTGATTTAGTTTCTTACTTCTTAAGTCCTACAGAAAACCTACCTAAGTTACAGCAGAAAGTAACTGCTGCTGAAATTGGTGGTTCTGCCATAGCACAAGGCTTAACAACATCAGCAACATCAGCACTATCACTTGCCGAGTTTGGCCTTGATAAGACTGATGCACAGCAAGGATATCGCTACATTGCACAGGCTTTGCCACGCGGTTCTTTCCTTAGTGATATATCTTCTCAAGGTGGTCCTGCTTATACACAAAGTTTTGCTGAAGATGTAGCACTGCGTAAGAGTGGTAAAGCATTAACACAGCAAGAAAGATTAATTGAAGAAGAGACTTCTCGCTTTAAGGGTTCTTCTGGTGTAGCAGATAGTAAGAGCCTAGCGTCGCAAAATCGCGGCGCATTTTAAATTCCTGACATGGACCTATCGGCCCCATGCAGCGTATTAGACCGATAGTAGGAGCCAGCCAGTTTCCCCGAACTGAACTGTGGCCTGCGAACTAACAACGAATAGAAGGGTGGGTTGCTATGAGCAACAACTACTGGGATGAAGAAGATGACGACCTGGATACAGAAACGGAAGCACCATTGGATGGTAGTGACTTACTTAAAAAGTTACGCAAAGCCAAGCGTGCAGATGAAAAACGTATTAAGGAACTTACTGAGCAACTTGAGACATTTTCCAAGGCGCAGCGTGAGGCGACACTTAAGGAAGTCCTAGAAAAGAAGGGCGTAAATACTAAAGCAGCACGGCTAATCCTAAAAGATATATCCGAAGTTAATGAAGAGTCAATTAATAATTGGCTATCTGACAATGGAGATTTAATTGGATACCAGCCTAAGTCAAACAATGACGACACTAATCTTGCGGCATTACGCCAGCAAGATGTTGTGACGCAGCAGGGTATTTCGCCAGATAAAGCAAATGATATGAACGCTCGTCTAAATGGCAATTTTGAGAGCGCTGAAGATTTTATTGCTTTTCTTCAATCGCAACAATAATATCCGTTCATAGTCAAGGAGACTAAAAAACATGGCAAACGCATATACAGATACCTCGAGCGGTTCGTTCGG